GACATTGTTCCAGCAGTAGCATATGTGCCGCCCTGTATGCCCCAATTCCACCGAATAGATGAAGCGTTAGAATTAACAAATGAAATAGACGTTAAGTTTGTGCTGCTTCCTGACAGGTCTACACCATAATCATTTCCTGCTGATGCAATCGTTAGCTTGCCGTTTGTAAGCCCAACATTGCCGCTAAACGTCCCAGTCGTTGCCGCCACCGTGCTAGGCGTGGTGGCTCCCAGCGTGCCGTTCAGCGCACCTCCTGTGATGGTGGGGCTGGTTAGCGTCTTGTTTGTGAGCGTGTCCGTCGTAGCCTTGCCCACCAGCGTATCGGTAGCATCTGGCAGCGTAAGCGTCCTATCTGCTGTCTGACTGCTGGACAACATCGTGCGCGTGTTCGTCGTGCCACCCGCAGCGTTGAACATAATACGCTTTGTGGCATCTGTGCTATCTTGCACGTTGACATAGCCTGACGCGCCTTTGCCTGCCAAATGCAGGCCAACCGAAGCGTCCCCGCCTGTTGCTGAGATGTGGACGGCGTTGCCTGTCGCGGCGTTCTCAATCGTAACCTCGTTCACCGCGCTTGCAATCGAGGCCAGCTTTAGTGTCTCGTTGCCGTTTGCGTCGTTAATTTGAGCAATGACTGGGGTGGTGATGGTGGGGCTAGTCAGCGTCTTGTTTGTCAACGTGTCTGTTGTCGCTTTGCCCACAAGCGTATCCGTAGCCACTGGCAGCGTCAGCACTGATGTTCCTGCTGTTGCCCCAGATAACACTGTGGTTGTGCCGCTAGTAGAACCACTCAGCTTAACACCCGTTGCACCAAAGGTTGGCAATGTAGCAAACACCAACGAACCACTCCCTGTCTCATCACTAATTACTCCCGCTAGTTCTGCTGATGTAGTGGCCGCCAAAACCGAGATTTTATCTGTTGTCACCACCAACGTCTTGCTGGCAGGGATTGTGGTACTATTTAGCGTAGTGGTGCTAGTAGATGAAAGCGTTGTAAAAGCACCCGTAGAAGGGCTGCTAGCACCCACAGCCGTTGCTGTAATGCCTACAGAGCTATAATCCGTGCTTACCCCCACCACCGCTCCCGTGCGCCCGAATACGCTAGAAACAGCGTCTGTGTTATCTACCTTCTCCCAAGCCGAGCCATTGCTGATAATCCAATCGCCAATGTTAAACACCAAACTAAACTGCGTGCCAGCCGCGCTCACGACATAATAAAATCCATTAGTAGTACTATCTGGTGGATTAATTAATGTAGGCGTATTTGTGGCCGCACTCCATGTCCCTTTGTACGTCACCGTACCTTTGAGCAAGCTAGGAGGAGCGTAGTTGATTACTTGGTCAAAGATTCCAGACATATTAGGCGTAGTTGAGTTCGCTGATTGTAATTGTGCCGCTGCCAGATACTGCTATCACCTTAGCAGCAATAGCCCATGAGCGGCTCCAGATACCAGAGTTGCCATCCTTAAAGATATGACCAGCTCCAGCCGTAGGTGCGCCGCCGTCAATCGTGACGCGCATATCGCACCCATCTAAACTCCAATAGACATGGCTTGTGTCAGCATCAAGTGCCGCCACAATAAAATCAGAAGCTGTTCCAGTGACAGCTAATGTTCTATCACCCACGCCCGGCGCGGGTAACACTTGCATTGGGCCATTAACGATTCTTGAGTTAGCCATAAAATTAGCAAGTAAAGGGTGAGCCGTAGACTGTGGCATCCACTGTTGCACGAATAAATTGGGCCGCATCTGCCCTGTTAGCACTCCAGAACTCGCGGGTGTTTACAGCATAGAGATGCCCATTAGATGAGCTAGGTGTGCTGCCATCAAAGGTGACATACACCCCACCACCTTGCACTTCAAATAGCACAAACTTTACCTTCCCGTCATAAAATATGGAGGTAAACGGAATAGCGGCGGTACTCACTGTAATCTTCTGGAGCGTGGCCCCCGGAGCAGGAAGCGGATATAGATTTACTGAAAAGGTATTAGCCATGATTAACGGGACTGACGGGAGTTGTAGGTTGAGATTCTGCGTTGTAAACTATTAACATTACGTTGGTTTTCTGCTTTGTCTACTTCTATCATAAGATACTGCTGGGCATTGTTTTCTTCGGCCATTGCTTTGTCAATCTGTCCATCAAAGCGCAGATAGTCAGCATAGGTGGCATGGACAGCAAAACGATAGAACTCTAAGGGAATATCTGTGGATGCCGCCGTGTATGGGCCACTCCACTCTTTGTAATAATTAACCCAGAATGAACTATTGTTTGAGAAATTGTTGATGATGTGCGCCCCATCAACATCTACATAAAACTCATATTCCACTGAGCTATAAAGATTAAGAGGATTGTCGCGGAAGATGCGATTAAAGCTATCCACCGTTGAAATACCAGCATAGACGGCTGTGCCGCTGCCTGTATAGGTTTCTGTGCCAGTGCCAGTGTCTAAATCATAGGTGAACACAGAGGCACTCACTTCTGTAATCTCATAATCGCCATCTGGTTCAATCGTGCCAGACAAACCAGCAATCGTCACTGTTGCGCCCGTGAACATGGCGTAGGGTGCGCTTGTAGTGATAGTCACTACAGTTCCACTACGAGTTGCAGTGCTTATTGTGTATGTCGCCCCAGCAATAGCATCACGGCTAATTACACTATCCACGGCTGGACGTAACTCGCTGCCCACAATGTAGCGCGGCCAGCTTGAAAAGCTACGATAAGCCTGATACAGCCTACGGTTCGCATTAGCCAAGATGCGCGTTTGCTCAGTGGTGGTGAAGCTGCTATTGCCCGTGAGAGCCAAGACATCTGCATAGAAACTTGTATAGGTGTTGTCTTGCATTATAGTTTATTAGGAGATAGGTGCGGAAATGCTTTTTGGAAATACTTCATAAAGCCCTTGGAATGAATCTCGGCGTGTCCATATCTCTGTTGCATACGGAAAAACTCCCATTCTGGGATAACACCTACACAACGTCCCAAGCCCTTCATGGCTTTAACGTCTTTATATTGTTTAGCCTGTTCTGCCGCCTCAATTTCTTTCTTTCTTTCTGTCTGCTTCTTCAGCTCCATCCCTGTTGTTATCTCGCGGATTAACGCTCTATTTACCTCACCATCAGAGTATCTAGGTAGCTGAGTAATTATGTTCATGCGCTAAAAAGGGGCATACCCATAAAGGTATGCCCCAATTATAGCAAGACTAGTTTGTGCTTCGATTAGAACTGACCGAGGTTAAGCACGCGCATACCGATAATCCACTTACCAGCCGTGAGGCTAGCAAGAGCGGCATCAGTAACTTTGAGATACACCGTTGTATCCGCAGAGACGGGCTTAACTGGCAGCGCACCACCTTTAATGGTAGTGTTACCAGCAGTTTGCACAAACAATGTACCTGTATTATAAACAGGAACTGTCATCCCATCAGCATCCAGAGTAGAAATAAACTCTGTAGGCGTAGCCGATGTTGTCCCAACGTCGAGAACGACGCTTGAGCTACCAGAAGCAGCAGTTGCTTTGTGGATACCCACAAACTCAACTGAGCTACCAGCAGGAAGAACAGCAATGGCTTTTGAAACGCCAGTGCCTTGGGCAATCAGGTCAACATAGTCAACCGATACGATATGTGTGAATCCAGAAGCGGATTCGTTTACTGTTAATTTAGGCATAGTAGTAGTTCCTTAGTTATCAAGCGATTGCTGTGATTTTGCCGTGTGCGCCGGGATGTTTAACCAGCAGCGTCAGTGTGCTGTCAACATAACCACGGTCGCCGCCGCCAAGGTTAGGAAGACGAGTCGAACCAAGGCTGATAAGCTCCGAAACCCCGTAGTAGTCAGGATTGATGAGGTAACCAGTGTCTTTGTTCGATGTGTCAGGAGCGCAGTCAGGGTTCATGTTGACGATGCTCACCATGCCGTGGTCGGACTCATACATCTCAACTGCGAGCTTGATGGTCGAAACCTCGCCATTGTACGTCACTTGGCGAACAGAATAATCTGTGCTGCCAGAAGTACGGGCATAATCGCTAATAACGCGACGGAGGGCTGTGTCAGCAACCAGCGTGAGGCTGTTTGTTGTGCCAGTGACGCGATAGATAGAGGTAATCAGGTTATTAAACACTGTCTCTGTAATCGCACCAGACGAACTAATGCTTGCAGCAGGAGTGCGGTAGGCAGCAGGAACGTCGCTTGGGCCAGAGGAATCAATCCAGTCGCCCAAACCACGCAGACCGTAGACGGTGCTACCACCATCTTCAACCGAGCGGTCGTTATTGGACATCAAAGTTGCTTCGATGTCGCGCTTGATTTCACGGACGGCTTTCGCTTCCGCTTGGGCAATCTTCGCTGGGCCAACCGAGTCAACAGCGTTCTGAAGGTCAGACACCATGAAGTCACGGCGGAACTTTTGAACATAGTTGCCAAGGCGAGCGCGGCCAGCAAACTTGTCGGTGAAGGCAGTGACATCAGAACCTTCCGCAACACCCGTTGTGACGGGAGCAGAAAGGCTGTCCACTGTCCACTCAACGAAAGTGGCAGAAGCTTTGGATTTAGGGGCGGACGACAGCACAGGAGTTTCCTCTGGTGCAAGAATCGTCAATACGTCAAGCAGGTCTTCGCGGTTAGATACCGCAGAACCCGGATTGGTTGTGTCGAATGTGTTTGAAAAGGCCATTGTGTTAGATAATTACTTACGTTTTAAAATTTGCTGAGTTCGGAGAGCTATGAAGTCACTCACTGCATTAGTCTTTAAGAACCTCTCATGGGTGTCTCTCTCCTGCTTCTGCTGACGACCCTCTGGCTGCTCGGTTTGAGCAGAAGAAGAACCGGGCGAAGAAGGCGGGTTGATTGAGACTTTGGGCTTGTCTATGTTAATAGACTTGCGGCCATAAATAGAATTAGCGGCGTGTGCCACCATATACTCCATGTAAGGCTCTAGGTCAGGGACGCTATCCATAGCTTTTCTGAGAAGGGGACTGCCCTTTAATATCTCATATTGCTTACGAACATCGTTGTCCTCACCACCCATCCATTCCAATTCCTGTCTAGCAGCAACGTCCATTTGGCCGCGAAGGGCTTTACGTTGTTCACCAGCCTGTAGCTCACGCAACTGCGAGGGAAGAAAGTCTTTGCGAGCTTTTTGAGCATCGCGCAGGGCTTTCCGCACTTGCAATTTTGTCAACTCCTGACCGTTCACTGTTGCCACTACGTCATCCGCCGCCAAATGCTCATTGTTCCATAGCACATCGTCGGCCCATTCAATCACCTCATCGACTTCTTGGGTTTTAGCCTGTAGGTCGGGAAGGGTCTTGATAGACGCATAGGGATTGTCTTTGGTTTTCTCAGAAGCGAGTGGGTCGCTGTTATTGCGATTGTTTAACTCATTCCGAAGGGCAGCAAGCTGTTCCTCGGCGTGTTTGCGTTTAGCAGTGAGTTCCCCAAATCGGGCCACGGCACGCGAACCTAGCTTTTCAGATAGTTCGCGCAGTTCCGCTTCTGACATATTCTCTAAATCAACTTCGTTTGAAAGAACATCCTTTGCTTTTGGGGCTTCCTTTGCTTGGGCTGGGACACTCTCTTTCGTCGTCTCAGCTTTACGCTCTGGTTGCTCCTCTGGCTTGGGTTCTGAAGCCGTAGGAGCCGAGGGCGGTTGCCCTTGGTTTTTCTGGCTAATACGATGGCGTGCAAGTTCTGCCATTGTAATGTTGGACTTTACCACTGGGTTACTATCAGCACCCCCAGCGTTGGGTGCAGGTACTTCATCAGACATAGTTTTGTGCCGCTTGTTAACGACCAGCGAAGTCGATAGGCAGATAATAACATCCCTTTTTGATGCTTGACGTATTTATGTTAATCTATCTCATATATTTATGTTATGCAAAGCCTTGTAATAAACCACCACAGCTCTAACCCAAATGCTTGGGTAGCTCCAGAACACTATTACATTGCCAAAAGTATGCGCCGCCATAAGGGAGAACTCATCATCCCAGAACACAGCATTTTTAAGTATAGCCGTGAGAATCCCCCATATTGGATGGCGGGAGACGTTAGAACTAAAAACACACAACGATGAATCGCTATCAGATTAAATGGACTCAATATCTCCGTTCTGGAAACGACAGATTGCCCAATGATGCCGAAGTGTTGTGTGGTGGTGAGATGCCTATTTGGGCAGCAGACGCTCAAAAAGCCATCATTTCCGTGAAGGAGAACTTCCGTGGAATAAAAATAGTTTCAGTCGAGGAATACAAGAAATGAAATTATGTTCTTGACAAGGGGCTAGATTTAGTCTCATACTCTGTTTTTCTTTCTTGTTTCTTTTTAATTTTAAGCTGTAAGCCGCAAATAGATTAATTAAATAAACTGTTCGCTGCATGGCCGCCGAGAAAAGGCCATGAGCAAGCTACCCCTATTAAGGAAGATTGTCTGTCTTCTTAATAACATCCTTAGCTTCTGTAAGCTGCAAGATGCTGTCAAAAGCAATTATCTGCCCACTAATTTGCTGAATGTGTTCTGTCTTAGCCTCCAACAGAGAGCTAATAGCATCCTCTCTCATCTCTTGGATTTGCTTGAGCAGCTCGCCAAACGGCTTAAAGTTGCTGAGAAATAAAAGGTCTTTTTGCATAAAGATTATTTGGCCGAGCGCACCATTTCAGAAAGTCTATTGGCACGCTTACCCACTTGTCCAGCCCATTTGCTATCCAGCATCTGTTTAGAGGCTTCAGCATAGTCTTTATTAATCAAAGCCTCGCGGGTTTTGGCAAAGCCAGCCAGCTTAGTTGCTCCCAAATTAAATGACATATCAATTACAGCTTTCTGCACATTTTCTGGCTGCTCAGAAAGATTGGGAATCCAATTATTAGCATCTTTGGTAGCTTTAGCAATTGAGGTGTTGTAAAGTTCCCTAATGACAGGCTCTGTGAGTCGTATGTTGCCAGACCTCACTTCTTTAACATTGTAGCCCATGCCCGCCAATATTTTCTGGTTATCCTTGTCGTCAAGGTTGTAGCCAATGCCAATCGTGAGATGTCCTTGGGTGTCTTTATAAGGACGCTGCCTGCTGCCCTCATTGCCTAGTAATTGTAAATACAGGCTCTCATCAAAACTTGGAGCGGGAACAGCCGCAGCAACAGCAGGAGCCATTGGCCCTTGCTGTGCAGCAAAGTTCATATTGAACATAGGCTCGTTCATTGCTGCGCCATTTGCTGCGTATTCATTTGACCAACGGCAGCGGGTTGAGTCCCGATTTTGCCAATCTGGGCATTCTGCATCTGCTGCATTTGGAAGATATATTGTGAATGATACTTTTCGAGACGGGCTTTGAAGGCTTCGTCTTGCTGCAATCGCTGGGCAACGTCTGGCTGCTGGGCGTATTGGGTGATAACCTGCAACGCGATTTGCGCCCCATTTGGACGGGCTGGCATTTCAATAGCGGACGAGATTTTTGTAAGGTCATCGGTTACTTGTTTTACCACCTGTTGCTGTGCTTGCTCGGCTGGCTGCAAGATAGCGTCGGCCAACATTGGGTCAATCGCGGCAGCTGCCATGTCCAATAAAGCATCTACATTAATGCGGCCATTTTTGTCGAGCTGCAATAACGAGACAAGCTGATTGAGCTTTGCCTCTTGTGTCTCTGGGTCTGTGTTGAGTACATCAAAATTAATCATAATGTCAAAGTCCTCATCAGGATTGCCCTTATCAAACCGCTGTGGGTCAGGCACGCCTGTAACACGGAACCAAACACTATCTGGGCCGAAGCGTTGATAGCACTTAAAGGACATCTTAATCACTTCCTTAACATGGCCCAAGAATTTATCTACAAAGAACTGCTGTTTAATAGACGACAGAGGATTGGTTGGGTCTAAGCCAACAAGATTGTCAGCCGTCTTAAGCTGGGTGTTTTCCATCTCTACAGAACCCGGATTGTATTGCGGGATAGGGCCAAACTGGAACTCACCAGAGCGGCGATAGGGAACATAACGCCCCGGCCCCCAATCTTTGGGTTCATTACCAACAGGATGCAGAACAGGAGGCAGCGTAGCCATGCTGTTTCGGTCAATGCGGCTATCGCGTTCTACCTTCACTTGCCATTGAATACCACGCAATAAATCAGAGACATTCTGCGTATCGTAGAGACGCTTGCTGTTCTCAAAGAGACGAGTAACAACAACAGGATAATCTTCGTATCCATTCATCAACTCAAATTTGGCATAAGCAGGCACATTCTGCGACTCTTTTTGGCGGTCTAAGTCACGATGGAACACCGTGCAGTAGATACCTTCCGAGTTGTCCTCTTTGTCAATTAAACGTTGGTAGCCATAAATCACTTCAATGAGTTCATTGGCCTCATAGATTTGATTAGTGAAGCCATAGTTGCGGCGGCCATTAAGTTCTGTCTCAATCGCGTTCACTTTAATTCCGCGATAATGCTCAATGACATAATCCACCCATTCTTTATCCCATCCTTCTGTGCCAACTTTGTTCTGCAACTCTTGGGCTGTGTAATAGGTGCGCCAAAAACAATAGGGCGAACGCTGTGGGTCTGTAACGTAAGACGGGAAGAAGAAATCCCCATCAGGGCTAAGAGTTTTGACTAGGGGACAGTCAATCTGGCGGCGTACAACAGGAATCTCGGCTACACCTTTCTTGCGGAGTTCATTCAAAGCACGCTTGGCACGTTTATCAGACACTTGAGGGTAGACAGAGCGCAGCATCTCAATGAGCTGGTCATCAGCGGTTCCCTCTAGCACAGCTTTGGCTAGATTCGGGTCGGCTTGAGCTAGTTGCGCTAAGTCTAATTTTTGTAAGTAGGAGCTGTTCTCACGTTGCCAGCCTACATAGGTGATGAGAACGCCGCGCTCCAATAAATAATTGGCGGCCAGCTCCATCTCTTTCTTAAAACGGGGAATATAAGTACTCACCATCCACTTTAAGAAGCTACTAACAATCTTGGCGCGTCCAATGTCTGTAATCTCTACGGGATAGGCGCGGATGTTTGCGCGAGACATAGACGAAATAAACATGGAGACATAAGCATTGATACGCTCATCAATAACGTGAGCCTCTGTATCTGCCGCACCCTCCCAAGGGAATGCATCAGCCCCATGTTTGCGTAGGTCGCGGCTCTTACCCGGCCAATAATTACGACGGTCATCATAGCTGCTACGGCAAGTGTCAAAGAAGCTACTTAGTTCATTAACAGTTTGTTCATACGCAGAACGCAGCACTGTGATGTCTGGTTCTTTGCTAGCATACGTCAGGGCTTCTTGTTTGTCGGTATTATCCATTTAATTGGCGGGTTCTAATGTCGGACAGAATGGTGTGAGAGTATCCTTTATGCATCCCGATTTTATCAGCGAGAGAGCCGGGAGGAATAGGGCGTGGGTCAGAGGTAACTAATTTAGTCAGCACCTCAAACCCAAGGAGCCTATCCGTTTGCGATGCAATCCACTCAGGGTTATTGGTTATATCCTGTGAGGAGCGCATGGCGATAGGTTGTTCCCGTGGCATCAGTGATGGCGTGAATTGGAATACGCTTATTAAGCAGTTTACCACGCAAGCGGCGTGGGATGGCTACAGGCTTTTTGCCGCCAATTCCCACAATCTCGCAATACACCCAATTAGGATTCTTGGCACTAGATAACACCATGCCTATAAATTGGTTTGGCACAGCCAACGGGATGTCAATGGCTAGACGAATCTTGGCAAGGCCAGCCTCGTTAAACCATGTGTTCTTACCAACGCCCTTGTAGTCTGTAGCATCGAGCTTATTGGTCTTCAATAGCATCAACTCATTAACAGATACGTTTAGTTCCTTAGCCAAGTCTGTGATACGAATAGCACTCATTTAATAGCCTCCTTGAATTGTTTTAGTTTCATACTTATTCTCCTTAATAAATTGGATGCCATCAATCGCAGCGTATCGGCATACGTCGATGGGGTCTTTCCAGCTTTCGTCGGGGCCGCCTTCAGCCGTGTATTCTTGGAACGCTTGGATGATGTTTTGACAACGGTTGGATACATAAAGGTGTGGGCGATTAACGCCATCTATTGAAATTTTTTTATTATAAGCCATCTTGCTTTGGAGGGCTTGGATGCCATCCTCAATATCAAGTCCGGGCGCAGGCACAAACGTCAGGCCAGCCATAGACAAGTCTTCGATGATGGAGGAAGCCCCATCTTGCCCTTGATACTTGGCCGCACCTAAACGTGGGTCAATCAACCGTTCAAAGATGTTCTCTTTGCCATCAGACTCTAGGGTGGTGATGAGGTTGACATAATCCTTAATGCCATAGCCCAGTCCCTTGCTGCCTTCGCCGCCAATCCATTTGCCGCCATGCCACTTAGCCCAATCTCCCACCGCAACGTCAGGCCATTCTCGATAGATGTAATACGTCTCAGTCTCATCCACAGCTATCCAGCACATGAACCAATTCTTGCGACCAGCAGGGTCTAGCACCATGTACCTAGTGACGTTTATTCTAGGAATTTTTTCGTGGGGTATGACATTAACATCCGTACTAAAATTAGGGAACTGACAGCTAAAGCTTTTAGTGGGAATACCATACGCACGGCACAGGATTTCTTCCTCTGGCCTATTGGCTAAGTCTTTGGCAATACGGTCGTATCCGCCAAAGGGATTGTCCTTCGTATGGAAGTAGATGACGGCGGCATTACGATTCTTAGAATGTTGGATAGTACTTACCAAACGTCCCCCAAGGAGTTCTGCTGGTTTGCTTTCTATTGTCGTAGCCCCACCAATGTAGTCGCGCACTACCTCCGTATATCCATCAATAGGGGTGAACGTCACAATCATCTTGGCATTGCGGGTAGCCAAACGAAACCTAAGCGTGTTCAGCAAGTCTGGCCCAATAAGGTACTCGTCGCACCATGCCCCAATGTTCATCACCTTAGCATCCCTACACCCCAGCTCCGCACCTTCCAAGATGGTGTCGTTGTTCAAATACTGGGCATACGTTTTGAAAATTATTTGCGACAAGCTGTTAGGTAGAATCAAACTACCTTTGCTGAAGCCGTTCTTTCTAGTGTAGCTAACATTCTCCTCGGCCCCCAGCATCTTCTTCCTATATTCTTCTGGCAGAGCATCATAGATGGCACTCTGCTGTTGGCGGATGGATACATCGGCGTTCTGGCTAAAGCACATGATGACGCTGCCGTGATTCTCAATTGCCGCCTGCACTACAGCCCTAGCCGCATAACTTGTTTTACCAGAACGATTACCGCCGCTAATCAATATCTCTGTGAACTTAGATAGTTGTTTATCAGCCTGTTTCCAATGCGGCAACACAAAGCCATACCGATAGCTGTCCCGCTCGCTGTTAGCAATAGACGAATGATATATCTCCCACAGCTCCAGCAACTTATCAGGCTCCATCTGCGCCATCTCATCAGGCGTGGGTGGCTGCAAAACAGCGTGTGGCTTCCAACGTAGGCTCATGCGGCATCACCCGGCGGCACTACAAAGCTCTCCACAGGAATAGCATCCTTCACTAAGGAAGCCTTGGCAGCATTGATGGCGGCAACAGCATCCTCTAGGGAAGGTTTTCCAGACCTATGCTCAATCACCACCTTGGCCTCGCCCAAGCTCTGTAACGCTTTATCCATGGCAATACCGTAGGGCAACACTAGGTCGCGGATGTTTACCCGCCTAAGCGCGGCATCATCATTAGCTAACATATCAGCCTTCTTGCCAACCAATAGCCTTAGCTTCTCGGCCATTTCAAAACCATCTGCCGCTAATTGCTGGCGGCGTACATCCATAGCCACTTCATTCCGCGCCTTCAAAGAACTAATGGCATTAAACGATAGGCCCGTCTCCTCCCGTATCTCATTGAACGTCCAGCCCTGACACAGCCTCTCTAATGCCAACACAGCTTCTTTAGGACGCTTGGCCTCTGTCAACGTACCGTCTACCCCATTAGCCGCCACACTTGCCGATATCACGGGTAGCACATATCCATCAGACATATCTAACACCTTACCCTTGACTAACATCTGTGTCAATCATTTTTTGCGGCATCCATACCCCCTATAAGGAGTATCTTAGCTTTACCACTTACAAGGAGTATACCTGATTTAGCTTAGACATTGGTAGGTATCTGTCCTTGGGACAGAACCAGCAGGTCAACATCTGCAATTTTTTTAATCTGGCTTCTAACCATATCGATATGCCGCTGGCACATATGTAGTAGACCCCCTCCCCCCCTATGCCTGCAGATAGCTAACGTAGTAATTGCCAGTTACTTGGGAGATATTGCTTGTATTGCTGGGGGCGTGCGTGAGATATTAGGGATGAGAGGAAAGGGTTGGATTGCCTGCCACTGTGCCTTGGTCGAGCCTTCGGCCTTGGTCGAACCCTCCTACTTGTCTTGGTGGGGTTTTCTGTTCCCTTCATCCTGTATCTTGTGTCATTGGTATGGATGCCGCAGGAGATTTGTGGGCAGGAGTTGTGGCGGTTGGCTGCCAGCCCCTTGAGGGGCGGCTCAGCAGTTGGGGGTGGTTTTTAATGTATTGTGCGGCGTAGCCGTAGGTGTAGCCGCTCTAGTTTTGTCTTGGTGTATTTTTTAGCCCCGATAGGGGCGGCAAGCTGGAACAGCTTGTTTCCAAGCAGCTAGCAAGCTGCTTGGAAAAAATTTTGGTATAAAAAAAGGGCTAGCGGGTGTAAGCCGCTAGCCCTTGTATTGTTTAATCTTCTCTACTGCAAATGATGAGGAAGAAACATATCAGTGCAAATATGATGCCTGATATGAAGTTAATCCAATCAAGCTTCATTTTGTCTCCAGTTTGTCGAGTTGTTGTATAGTTGGCCGTATGCCGATTCTGCCATCAGTTCCGATTGTTGACCCATGCTGCGCTCTACCTGTGCCATTGAGTAGGCCGTGACGATTTTGCGCTTGGGGGTGAATTTTTCAGTGCCGAGGTATTTGCCGTCTTGAAACGTTATGCACATATTGTCGCGGATTTTGCCTCGGATGGTGGCTCCTGTGATTTCGACTAGGTTTTGCGTTGTGGCAAACACCTCTCCGAATCCTGTGATGCCGCCGAATAACGGTGCGCGGTCATCTCTTGCAACCGTGAGCAAGCCTTTGCCTTTTGGTTGCAGGATGCCGAAGGCATAATAGCCTGTGATTTCTGCGGCGACTTCTTGTATTCCTGCGGCTTGGTAGGCTTGGAGGATTAGTTCGGAGTCGCACGTTGAGTGCAAGTTTTTGTATTTGGTGGAATCAACAACACCGTTGTGGATTACAATTGCTCGTCCGATTTTGATCGGGTGCGTGTTTTTGATGTCTACGTTGCACGTTGCTGTGCGTCCGTGGATTAGGAGTGCGCCGCCGTTGCTTGGCGTGAAATGTCCTTGCGCGAATCCTTCGTAGTATTCTGGCAGATTTTTTACGCTTTGGTGCGAGGATGACTTGATTGTCATGATCTTGCCTTTGGGCGATAGCCATGCGGCTCCGAAGCCGTCGTGTTCTGTCTTAGCCATTTCAGTCCAAATCCGATGGATAAGGGCTGGCATTGTCTTGGGGTCGTGACCCGTCATGATGGTGAGTTTGCACATATATTTATTCCTGTTCTGGGCTGAGGTTTTGTTCGTATTGACCTGGGTTGATTTGCTGATGCCGCATTTTCCAATATGCGAGATCGTGGGTTGCAAGTGGCAACTGTTCTAATGTGCCTATGCATCCCGCTGCCTTTGGTTTTTTCCGAATGACTCGGAGCAATTCTAGTAATCGAATCCATGCTAGTATTTTGGTGTAATCCAGTGTCGCTGAGTGGAGTCTGATTTCTAGCGTTTTGTGCGCTTGGTATGACAGGACATTTACCGCACGATACCGCGATGATTGGCTTATACCAAATTGACAGTAGGTGTTTTCCCGCCGCGACAATGGCACGAGTTCTTGCATGGCTTTGAGCCATGCATTTATGATTTTTGCTTGTACGATCATTTCCCTTTCCGTGTATTTACGATAGTCGATATGCACATGGAGTCCGCAGCTGCGGTTTGTTTGGAGTCCGAGGTTCCCGAGCGTTTTGCACAGGCGGAACAGTCGTGGCTCTAATTCCGAACGTGGGAACAGTGCTACGATTTCGTGGTCTTGTCCTTTGTTTGGTCTGATAGAGCCGTCTGATTTTGCTCTTGCCCAGTAGGGCAGTTTTGCGCTCAGTTCTTTACGGTCGATTAGTCCGTATGTTTCTAGTTCTACCCCCACGGCTGTGTCGAACTTGAATAGTCCAGTTTTGTTTGGGTATAGTTCGGCCGTTTTTGCGTGGTGTATATAGTTCACCATTTCTTCTGCACGCGCTGCATGGGTGCAGCTGCCGGCGAATCTGTCGGCTAAGTCACGGCATAGCATTGTGTATATTTTGCGTATCATTTTGTCTTTACGCGAGTGTCCGTATGAATACGGCCAGTATCCTTGGTGTCTATCTCCTCTTGCTTGGATGCTTGATATACCCAAGTAATCATTTAGGAGGTTGTATGCGTTTAACGAGTTGGGTAGTCCGTTGCTATTGAATTCCCCAGTTGGTACAAGAGCTTTGCAGCTCATGACGTATTTATATGTGTATTTGTGTCTCATGCTATCTGTATTTGTATTTGTTTGTGTATTGAAACGAGCGTTATGCTCGTTTCTCCAAGCAGCTTACAAGCTGCTTGGAAAATTTATTTGCGTTTTGTAGCATTATGTCAAGCAGTTCGCATAATTTGTGGTCTAGTTCATATGCTGTATATGCCCTTTCCCATTCTTGTGTTAGTTCGTTATAGATTGTTCCGTTTTCATAATGGACTTCTTCTTGGTTTATGTCGTGTGACCATTCTTTGGTTGTGTTGTTGTATGAGATTATGAAAGTATGTGTTTTCATGGGTATATAATTTTGATTTTCACTTGCGTTGTATTCGTGATTCATGTTAGTAGCATTCGTCGTCAGCGTCTTCTAGTTGACCTTCACGGCAGCCTTCGCGTCCGTGTAATGGGTCGTAGTTTTCGATTGCGTCTGTTATAATTCCGAGTTTGAATCTTAGGACATATGCATCATACTCTGCGGCTTCGTCTTTTGTATAAAATCCGTCTATAAGGATTGTGCGTAATGCATTGTATTCTGCTTCTTGCAGTTGCCGACTGATATCCACTTCCATTTCAATCAATCGCTGCCAATCCATTCTTTCCGTCCATGCATAAAATTCATCGTCTTTGAATTTGCGTTGGTTTGAATAAGATTGGATGACTTCGAATTTCTCCGAGATCGTTGATTGGGCATTCTTTAGTATAGCAAGATGGGCGGCTTGAACCTCCCAAGGTGTGGACTGTGACTTGTTGTGGTTGTTTTTCATCGGAGCTTCATAAAGCACGACTGTCACAAGGCTGACGCGCAGCGTCTGCGCTTGGGAAGGGCGAAGCCCTTGACGGTTGTGCTATGTTGCGCAGATGAAAAACGGCCACAACATGACATAGCCTCACCGCTGGAGAGGGGCGGGACGCCGCATCTTGTTTAGCCCATGAGCGTAGCGATTGGGCTAGCTAACCATTACGAGCGAGAGCGAGCATCGCATTGTATGAAGCGCAGCCCCTTGAGGGGCGAGCATATGGGTGGAACATTATGATTGGAGGACAAATGGGGAGGGGGGCCTCCATTTGGGCCGAAAAGGTTTTATTGTTTATTTTTAAGCCGAAGGCTTTGCTAGCAATTGTCGAGCGACAGCGAGTATCGGGGCGTTGCGGGGTGTCCCCGCTAGAATGGGGGAGGCCAAGACGCTTGGGGCTTGGTCGGGGGAAAGGCTTTTCCCCCTGTAATGATTATGTAGTTATTTAGTAATTAGGAACATATAAGAAGGAGTGGGATTGATAAGAAGCACCGGGGGCAATAGCCTGGTGTAACATTATGCAATTTGTATTGTTCTGATTGGTTTGGGGTTTGGGATTGGGTTTGGGTGTGGTCGGGGTGTACGGGCGGGAGAGGAAGAACCCCAAGCCAGCGGCAGCAAAACCCCAAGCCAGCTACAAAATAATTGAAGATAATCCTTGCAAAATTAATTCCTGCCCACAAATTGATGGAATATGACAGCTCTATATAATATATCGTTAGCCGTAGCCGCTTTTGTGTGGCTTGTCTTGTGCTTGATTTTAATACCAAAAGCGTTTCGCGGAGGGGATGATGAGTAAGCTCAAGTGTGGCCCTACGATTGGCCCTAATGGGCATAGAAAGCCGCTTAACACGCGCCCGTATGTTGACGGCGCGGTGTTCCGCATCCTGCAAATATGGGGAAACATCTATAAGCTCCCTGCTGGCAGAATTATAGACGCGGCTGTGATGTACGCTAGCCAGAAACCAGACTTTAAGCTCCCACTCAAGGGGGCCAGAAATAAACCCAAAAATAAGGAATAAAATGAACCTAGATGATATGATTGAAAACTACTTGTCCAAAGCCGCTGGCACAAAGACAGGTTTGCTCAATGCCAACCGTGTGGTGGCGTGGGGCGTAAAAAACGGGCTGGTAAAAGAAGCCCTTCCGTCCAAAGGCACGGATTACAATTGGCAGCTTTCACGCCGCATCAAGCGGGATGAGGCTGATAAACTTCGCTCCAAGAAACGGCTGCAAGACCTACTCGCACGATGCACAAGTTAATTCACTTAAAAAACGGAGGGGCCGTTATCGACATTTCCCCTCTGACAGACATAGATATTGCTGTGATCTTTCATGGCCGAGAGATGCTTGTCCTTGAAAATATGCTTGACGGAACTTTTGACCGCCAGTACAATCCAAACTGTAAGCTGAAAGCAGTAAGTAGGAAAATTAAAACTAGCAGCAAGAAACAAAAACCTTTGCTGTTTAAGGCAAGAACCGTTACCACCAAATGCAAATAGAATATATTATCCAAGAGGCTTCTAAATGTCCGCACGGAATCAACTATTATGATTCTTTAGAACTAGGTGTTTTCAAAAGACTTGACCATGCACTAAAAGTTCTGATGAAGATGGAGAAATCTAAGAGTAGTTTTCGCTACCGCTTAGTTAAACGAGTTGAAACAATTGAAAGAGAGACAGCTTTATGAATATAACATTAGAAAACACCCGCTGGCTTGGAGTTGGCGACACAATACACGCAAGCGATTACATTGCCCTTGCTGATGATGAAAACCAGTACGATTTCATTGCCGTTGGCGGCGAGTACGATGGTCACATTTTGGACGGCACGGAGGAATACGAGTTTCGCAGGCTTAACGTGCAAGACCCCGTAGACCTTCTATGTATTGAATACGACATTCAAACGGACATGGGCCGCGCAGCATTGGTTATCTCCATTGAAAACGTAGCGGTGCTTGACAGGAAGCAACGCGACTACGGATCGCGCAACATTTCCGAGTTTGGTGAGATTGGTATTCTGATGCGGGTTTGGGACAAGATTTGCCGTCTCAAAAACCTAATGGGAAAAGAAAACCCTAAAAATGAATCCATAGATGATTCATGGCTTGACATGGCGAACTACGCCATCATTGCTATTTTAGTTCGCAGGGGAATTTGGAAATAACTCCAAACCCTGTTTTACGTCCGTCAAAAACATAACATGAGTCTAGAAAATGCTATTAACACTCCCGCTGGGGAGTACGTTCGTGGGGGCTTTGCCGCCACAATTCAGATGCCGCAAACACGCGCTATGAAATCAGGGAAATCATTCTACGTCTGTAAAGCCGCAGATGGCGCTTTCCGAGCAGACCTGAGTAGTTTTACTCAGGACTTTGAGAAGTTTAACGGTCAACGCGTTCACTTCTCTGGTATGGGACTGAAACGCGGTGATGATTATATGGGTACGGCCAAGATCACCATTGGTGACAAGGCTGTCTGGAAAAGTTTGGGTGCTGGAGATGAGGCCGCCGAGTCTCATTCAGAGCAGACGCAAGCGTTTCCCGCAACGGTGACACGCTCTGCGCGTGTGGTGGTTTACGAACGGCCCGCAAATGCTCCGAGAGTTGAAGGGATGGCTGTTGGCAATGCGCTGAC